CCGGTGCGGTCACCGACCCGCAGACCGGCATGACCTTCGGCTACCTGCGTTTCACCGACACCCGCGCCAACAAGGTCTTCGTCACCATTGAATGCCTCTACGGCTTCACCGTCGGCAAATCCGACGCCCTCAAGCGACTCGTCAAACCGTGAGCCACCCAACCCTAACCAACAGCCAATCCAAGCCATGATTCCATTCAGCTTCACCGGCAACGCCGGATCCACCCTCAGCCATGTGGTTGTCCCCGCCAGCGGGCGCGACCGCATCCGCGTCCAGTATGTCAGCGCGACCTCCGACAAGGCGGCCTCGCTGCTCACCTTCAAGGCCCCAACCAAGTCCACGACCGTCACCGCCACGAGCGCGGCCAACCAGACCGTCATCAACTGCGTGCCCTATGCTGGCGCGGCGGCGAGTGACGTGGTGGTCCTGTTCTCCGCGGTCACCGGCACGGGCATTCGCGGCGTGGTCGCCTCGGTGCAAGCCGGGGTGTCGATCACCCTCAACGCCAACCTCGGCCTGGCCCTCGCGCCCGGCGACATGGTCCACCTGATGGCCAACTTCGGGCAAATCCCGGTCGGTGCCGCCACCAAGGAGGCCAACGCGCCGACCGTGTTCGTGGTCAACGAAGGGCCGGGCCTCATCGAGTTGGACGGCACCGCCGCCTGCCGGGTCAATCTGGTCGCAGGCGAGTATTCCTAACCCATTTCCTTACATCGGGTGATGTGGGGTGGTTTGCATAACACTCACCCTCTCCGGGCAACCGGGGAGGGTGTTTCATTTTGACAGCGTGGCACGGGCATGGGACTTGAATCCGACATTCTAGCCGACCTGCGGCAGCTTCTCACCGAGCATGGCGTGATGGCGCGGTGGCAGGGCATCGACCTGCTCGTGCTGGCGAGCCGCATCCGCAATGAGCAGCAGATCGACTTGGGCGGCATGGTTGAGTCCCCGGACCTGAGCGTGCGGGTGCCCAAACTGGCATTCCCGGCCGCGCTGCCGAAGTTCGGTGAGAAGATCGAGGTGGACGGTGCTGAATACCGCATCAGCAGGGTTTCCAACCATCCGCGCTCGCCACTCCTAACCCTCACTCTGACCAGCACCGATGAGTGACGACTACATCCGCTTCACGGCCCGGATGAAGGGCGCGTTCAATGTGGCCCGCCTGCTTCGCCGCTACCCGGAAGAGGTCGGCCGCACGCTCGAATCGCTGGTCAAGCAGGAGGCGCGGGGACTGGCCGTGGAACTGGCCCGCAACACCCGGCCGTTCGGGTTCTCCGACAAGGCGAAACAGCGCGGCGAAAAGGCGGTGGTCGGCGACATCAACAAGGTATTCACCGTACCGTCCGATGCGTATGAGAAAACGCGAGCGTCCGATCCGGCTGCCGCCGATAGATTCTGGGCCAACATCCAGAACCGCCGGTTCTCGCGAGCCGAGCAGGCGTTGCATTCGTCCAACTCGCCGTGGAAAAGTCTGCCGGTCGGCCGGCTGGACCCGAAACTCCATCAGCAAAGCCGCACCGGGCGCTACGGCAATGTGAAACGGAAGGTCCCGGCCCAGATCGTCACCAGCCCAAAGGCACTCGATTCCTATGTCGCCAAAATCCAAAAGCGGGTCGGCTTTGCCAAAGGCTCTTGGCTCAACGCCGCCAAGAATATCGGCGGCAAAGTCAGAGGTGCCGCGCAATGGGTGACCCGGCACAAGCAGGCACCGGGCACCGCCACGGTTAGGACCGGCGACAAGCCTGCGGTTTCGCTGGTCAACCGGCTTGACTACATCGACGAGGTGAGCACCCACAAGGGGATCGCGCTTGCGCTGGAAGTGGCGGCGGGGCGGCTGCGCAAGGCGCTGGTCACATCAATGAAGGTGATCGCCGACCGGACCAATAGCGCCCTGCGCCGCCGCGCCGGTTGACTCGGCCACCCTGGCACCATGCCAAACCTGATTGAAGACGCACTCACCTCGAAGCTCGCCGCCTGGTTGCACGCCAACCGCCCTGAAGGCTTCCCGGCCGACCTGCCCATCCATGTCGCCCGCCGCGACGAACTCCGCACGCGCCCATGCGTGGTGCTCGACGCCACCGAGGCCAAGCCCTATCCGTCCATGCCCGACACCGCGATGGTCAAAATGACCGTCCATCTGTTCAGCCAGGTGGACGACACTCCGGCGGAAACCCACGCGGAATGGGCGGCGGCGCTTGTGATGGTCCTGCGCGACAAGCCCGCCATCCAGACGGCGCTCAACTCGGCCACCTTCATCCTTCACACCCTGATTCCCCGCGACAGCGCCACCACGCCCGATGAGGCCCGCGGTCGCGAAACCGTGCTGGGGTATGACGCGGTGGTGTCGGCGGTGTGAGCGCGGTTGACAAGCGGCCCGTGGCATGTCCGCTAACCTTCTTGGCATCACCGGCAACTGGGGTATCACGACCGCACAGTCGGGAATCATCCTCTATGACCAATCGTTCGACTTCTCCATCCAGGACAAGCCGGTCCTGAATATCAGCGGCGAGATTCAGGGTCTCTCGCTCTATCAGGGTAAAACCGAGGTCAAGCTTTCCGGCCTGGTGCCCAAGACCTCCGCGTTCAACGGCAAGCTCGGCAGTTCGCTGGCCCTTGCCAACGCCATCCCCGACCACCTTCTTACCTCCGGCGGCACCACCATCGTCATGCAGATCAGCCGCAGCCTCAACAATGAGGATTTCGAGAAGATCGACATCACCGCGACCCACTATCCTTTCATCACGCTTGGGGCGTGACATCCACTCTAACTTTGAGATCCCCGAATGAACGCCGTCTCCCATATTTCGTCCACCGCCACGAGCAACACCTGCCTGGCCGCCGCACTCACCGCTGTTGGCATCCCGCTCGCCGAAAAGCCGTTCGTCCGCGTGGTCGGCGATGGCATCCGCGGCGAGCGCATCGTCTGGTTCTTCGAGCCAGCGAGTCCGGACGGCAAATTCCAGACCAAGGAACTAATCGCCGCATGGCATGACGACACCTGGCACCTGGCCAACCCGGAGCATCCGTTCGCCTACATCAAGTGCGCCCTGCTCAACCGGGAGCGGCTCGTGGACAAGGTGAAGCAGGATGTGCCGCTCGCCTGCATCAAGCGCCGGGGCAAGGTCGCCTTCATCCCGCTCGATGCCAGCCCGGCCACCGAAGACCTGTTTCTCCGCTACCTCTGAAATTCCCATGAACGACACCGACCGCCAATCCAACCTATCCGCCGCCTTCCACGATATTGAGACCATCGTCGGCGGCCACGCCATGCGCCCGCTTTCGCTGGCCAGCTACGATGTGCTGCTCCGCACCGGCAACCCGCTGGTCAAGGGGGAGACGCCCGCCGAAGGGACGCCCGAGTTCACCGGTGCGCTGATGGGTTTCGTCTATGCCCACTGCGCCCCGTGGCCCGAGGTTGTGCGGGCATCGTTCAACGATCAGGCATTCCGCGAAGCCGCCCTGATTTTCTGCGGTGGGCTAACCCCGGCCGATTTCCAGACCGCGTTCAAGCGCCTGGAGGAACAAAGCCGTGAACTGGAGGCGGCGCAGGTGGATCCCGTGGCCGGCATCGGCGGAAAAAAGCCCCGCCCTGCGACGAGCCCGGTTTCCTAGCCGCCCAGGTGTTCGCCATCGCCGCCGAAACCGGCTGGCCAGAGGAGCGGATTTTGTTCATGCCGCTGGCGCGGCTGTTCCAATACCAGCACTGCCTGCTGCGGCGCAACGGAGTTAGGGCGCACTGGAGCAGCACGGGGGAGGGCCAGACCAGCCTGCGGGAGCAGTTGGAGGCGCTGAGGTTGCAATGGAACCAGCCGACGGTTGACGCCAACGATCTGACATGAGCGCCCTCACCGTTACCCTTGGAGCCGACATCACCGCCCTGAAGCGGGCCATGGCCGGTGCCACCGAGCTTGTTGCTGCTTCTGCCAAGCGCATGGGGAAACTCACCGGTGCAGGACTGGCCGGACTTGGCAAGGGTGGTGCGGCGGCGTTGAGCAAGGGATTCGATGTCGCTGGTGTCGCGTTCAAGGCATCCATCGGTGCCGCGATGGCCGGTGGTGCCGCTGCGGTGGGCGTGGGCATGAAGTCGGTCATGGCCGCTGCCGACTTCGAGCAGACCAAGGTGGCGTTCGCCACGCTGATCGGCGATGCCGGAAAAGCCGAGGAAACCCTTGCCAAGCTCCGCAAGTTGGGCGCGGAAACCCCCTTCGAGTTCCCCGAACTGGCCGACGCCGGCCGCAAGCTCATCGCCTTCGGTGAATCCGCCGACACCGTGCCCGAAACCCTGCGGCGCATCGGCGATGTCTCGGCCGGGGTGCAGGCACCGATCAACGAGATCGCCGAACTCTACGGCAAGGCGCGGGTCCAGGGGCGCTTGTTCGCCGAGGACATCAACCAGCTCACCGGGCGCGGTATCCCGATCATCCAGGAACTCGCCAAGCAGTTCGGCGTGTCGGACTCGCAGGTCAAGAAGCTGGTGGAATCCGGCCAGGTGGGCTTCCCCAACATCGAGAAGGCGTTCATCGACATGACCTCGCAGGGCGGCAAGTTTTCGGGCATGATGGAGGCTCAGAGCAAAACCACCTCCGGCCTGTTTTCGACCCTCAAGGACTCGATCAACGAGGTGTTTCTCACGCTGGGCCAGCCGATCAACGACGCCCTGCGCCCGCTCATCGCCGATGCGGTTGGCATGATCTCGAAACTTGCCCCGATGGCGGCTGCGGCCGGTGCGGCGGTCCGGGATGCGATCCGCTTCGTGATGGCGGCGTTCCAGAGCGGGCAGGTTCTCGATCTGGTCGCCTCGTCGCTCAAGCTCGGGTTTGCGGTAGCGGTCAACTCGCTGGTCAGCGGATTTCGGCTCGCCGTGTCGTTCTTCTGGTATCTCATCACCGACGGCGCGATGTGGAAGGGCCTGGGCGAGACGATGCTGGGGCTTGCCGCCGGACTCGGTGCCGCGCTGCTGAACGCCTTCCAGATGCCCATCGCCTATCTGGCTGCCGGGATGGACTGGGTGGCCGCCAAGCTCATCAAGGGAATCCTCAAAATTCCCGGCATGGACGAACTGCTGGGCTTCGGGGAGGGCGATGTGGTGGACGACTTCGGCACGCTGTTGGAAGCTCAGAAAGCCAGTCTGAAAGGTGTGGCCGACGGGATCACCGTGGCGGCGGGCGAACTGATGGGCAGTGGTGCGGAGGGACTCGGGGAAAGCGCGAGGAACGCTG